TGTAAGTTTGAATGTCATAAAGATATAAATCAAACTGAGTTGATGCACCTGAGTATGCAGCGTCTGTTAAATTAAATGTGTATACTCTAGCAACACCTATTTTAGTGCCTGCACCAGCACTTGCACCTAATCTAGAATGAAGTTCTACGGTTTGTCTTTCTTCTGGGGCACCTGAAACATTATTAACTCTTAGTAAATGTCCCATTTCAAAGGGAATATTCAAACTGGGAATATTTTCTTCATCTCTAGGTTTTTCTACGTCAACTGTTGCAGTTGCATCTAGTTCAACATCGTATCCAGCTACATATGCTTTTCCAGGGGAAACCTGAATACACATTAAATCATCTGTTGGTATATTTCCCTCTTCTGTGGTTTCATTTTCCAAAAATATTCCATCATTATCAATTCTATCATTCAGTGAATCAAGAACATTGAGTCTAAATTCATCAACAGTATAATGTCCAGACTCATCAAAAGTCCTCTCTGCAATATAATCTCTAATTATATTATAAACAGTTTTATCTACTACTTTTTTTATTTTTCCATCATCAACTCTAAGAATTTCTATAAAATCAGTATCATTGAAATCTGTTAAAGACTTTTTAACTAAAGTTAAATCAATCTTGAATCTATCTGCACCAGGAGCTGCAAAGTTTGTAAATCCTTTTGCATTATCAAATAAACTATCATCATCTTTAGAACCGATGATGGTTTCACTTACTTTTAATCCAACTCTATATGAAGAATCATTTTTATAATAATCTAATATAATAGATTGCTTATTAACATTAGCAAAAGTTCCTCTTACAAAATATACTCCATTATCAATAGATACAGAAGAACCTGTAAATAATGCATCTTGTTCTAAAACTGAAGCAAATGGAGTTCCGGAATTAATTGTTATACTTCCATAACTTACATTTTCAGATGCAACTAATTCTTCACCTTCTTGAAAAGTTGTAGATTCTGAATTTTCACCTGCCTCTGAATATTTTACATAGATTGTTGTGTGGTCAACAATATCACTATCTGTGGTAAAGGCAACTTCTTTAATTGTAGCACTTACTCCTGATAATCTCCCCGTTATTGTCTTCCCAATAAAATTGCTAATGTAAACAGAAATGTCTACTCCTAAGTTAATCTCATTCAGTTTTACTGCTAAATATTGGTCATCAAAAGTTGAAGCTCCTGGTAAAACCATAGAACCTTCTTTAAAAATATTACTTCCAAAAGATTCTATTTGATTTTGTAATATAGACTGAAGAGTTGTTAATTCTCTAGCCTGAACTGGAAATCCTGGTTTAAATAAAACTTTGTAAAAGTTTTTACTTTTATCGAAGTCATCATAATATGGACTGATATTTAAGTCTGTTTTTTGTGCCATCTTTTTTTAGAATTCCAGAATGATTTTAACGTCTTCTTTTTGTCTAGAGTCTCTTTGGACTTCGGGTCGATTGTCTATGTAAATTATATCCCCTGTCTTTTTATTTATCTCAGGATCCGCAAGTCCAC